TCTTATAATGAACCAGAATGGAAAAATGCTAATCAAATTCAAGAAAATCATATGTTTGGAATGGTTATTAATAGAAAAGCTGACATTCCTACATTTGAATTTGAAAAAATTGTTAATAAGTCAAGAAAAGATACTATTTGTATTTCACTTAATGACCCTGAACAATGGTTTATGATGGGATATTTTGTTGGAGATGGTTGGTTAGAAGATACCAAAAAATCAGATGGAAGAAATACCAATAAAATTAGATTTTGTTTTCATGAAGATGATAATGAATCACTCGAAAGAATAAAAAATGTTCTAAAAATTACTTATAAAGATAAATCTGGAAAATGTAATAAATATGGTTGCGCTGATTTTACATGGTTTAATATATTTAAAGGTTTTGGTAAATATGCTCATGGAAAATTAATTCCTGAATGGGTTCAAGATGCTCCAAATAATTTAATTCAAGAATTTATAAATGGATACATGGCAGCTGATGGATGTATAACAGATGGTGGAGCAAACAGAATTACAACAATTTCTTATAATTTAGCATATGGGCTTCAGCGTTTATATTTAAAATTAGGACATATTGCTAGCATTGATAAAACAGAAAGACCTGAAACTTGTGTTATACAAGGTAGGGTTGTAAATCAGCGTGATACTTATCAAGTTGTTGCTTACATTGAAAAACAGCGTAATACTACATCATTTATTGAAGGAGATTATGTTTGGTATAAAATATCATCTATTACTACAACATCAACTACTAACGAGCCTGTTTATAATTTTGAAGTCGAAAATGACAATAGTTATATCGTATACAATACTATAGCTCATAATTGCCAGGGCTTCAGCACAGCCGGTAAAAAGAAAGACGATGATCCTCGTAATACTATGTTTTTGGAGTTTTTGAGAACAACCAAAATTATTCAACCAAAAATGATTATTGGTGAAAATGTCAAAGGACTACTAGGTCGCAAAGCATCCAATGGGCAACTTTATATTGACATTATTGTGGAAGAGTTTGAAAAGTTAGGATATGATGTTATTTATCAAGTATTTAAATGTGATGAATATGGCGTTCCACAATCACGCGAGCGTCTTATTATTCTTGGAATTAAAAAGGACAACCCACATGGCTGGGAATTAAGCTTCCCAGAACCTTTAACAACAAACCCAAATCTTATTCCAATTATAAAATATGACATGACCGGAGCTATTAAAGTCGACAGCGAATGGTTTAATGATATTCCTGAAGAATGTATCTTAACAAATATGAGCGATACCACTACTTATAAAAATAACAATGGTGCTCATCCCTATTTGGTTAGCAAAATTGTCGCAGGATATGATGAAAAAAGTTATAATGGTAAAGACTACGATTATTTATTCTCATTTGGAAAAAGAGGTAGTCCAATACATTGTGAAATTATAGATATTCGTCAACCATCGAAAACTATAATTTGTACTTATGAACATCAACCAAGATTATTTGTTCCACTCAAAAATCCAAGTGGATGTTATCTTAGAATGTTATTACCTGATGAGCTTAAACAAATTCAAGGATTTCCTGAAGATTATATAGTAAATGGTAATATCAAAGAACAAATTATTCAAATTGGTAACGCTGTTCCGCCTCCATTAATTAAAGCAATAGTTGAAAATATTATTACTTAAAATATCTAAATTATATTTTCTTTTATTAATATAATAATGTCATCTAATGTTATAAGCCAAGTTAATAATATATCCTCAATTAAAAAATTTATTACAACAAATAACATTGTTGGAACATGTGCAGGTGTTTCTGTAGGTTTAGCAGCAAAGGATAGTATTAATTCTTTAGTTGAAGATGTATTAGGTCCAACGATTATTATATTTTTACATGGATTAAATATTGATTGGTTAACTAATTATTTACCAATTAATAATAATAATAATTTAAATATACTTAAATTTATGAAAAATTTATCTACATTCTTTTTTACTATTATTATATCATTTATATTTGTATATTTTGCATTTGGTTATTTATTAGGGGTTAACACTTTGGGAGATTCGAATAATACAAAATCTTCCGAGTCTCCTTCTTCGCCATCATTTCCTACACATAATGAAGAAAATACTAGCGTTAGTTCTTCTGATTTATTCACAACTATATCAGGATTAAGCAGTAAATATCCCCTTAAAGAAAATTTTGTAGATTATTTATCATATTCAAATTAAAATTATTTTTTCTTAACAATTTTCTTTTTATTAAAAGCATTTTCGTTTAATTCAACTTCAATTTTTTCAGTCTCAACAATATTTTCTTGAGTATCTCCAATTGAAGTAATAAATTTAATGCCTTTAATTTCAAAAGCAGAATTAGAATTCTTACTTTTAATGGTAATACTTGATAATGGAACTTTAGATCTTATAAATTGTTTAAATTTTTCTGTTGTAATTTCAAATTCTTTTATTACATCTTTATTTTCTTGTTTAAATTTAAACCATAAATCAGTTGAAATAACTATAGAATTATCATTAGTTACCTCAACATTATCCTTCCACCATTCATCAAATAGAGTGAAATTTGATTCAATAATCTGAGAGGTCTCAGAATCCAATATTTCTTTTAATTGATCATCCATTAATTGAATTAAATTTTTGGTAGCGTTCATAGAAGTATTAATCTCTCGAACATTTTTTCGCAAACCTTTAATTTTATCCATAAAAGTAAATTTTTGTTCTTTAAGTTTAATTAGTTCTTCTTCGTCAAAATTAACGTCTTGTGTCATTTTATGTAACTCCTTACATGTAAACCAAACAATTCGCAAAATTTTGGCAGGATCTTCAAAGCTAGTAAGGTTATTTATGTAGACTAAACATTGAGTAGTGTTTATCCATTCATACATAATAGGAGCTCTATCAAATTTGTCAATAGAAGTGTTGAGTGAAACTAGCCAACCAAAATGAATATGTTCATTTTTAAGCAAATCCTTTTTAATTTTTTCTCGTTGATCGACTGGAACTTTCTTTTTATAATTCTTGGCATCAGCGAGCACATCGAATTCTTCAAAATGAAGATGAAAATCGCCTTCACCGCCTTGTGTATGTTTATCGATGATTTTAAATCCTTTGAAATCTATAAATGTATTGGCATAATCTTGAAATTGTTTTTCACCTTCTGAACCTTTATGACTTGTGCTCTTACTAGATTGCTGAACAAGCATTTTTTCATAAACATCTGTCATTCTTTCAACCTGTTTTTCCTTCTCTCTATACATCAAATCATATTTTTCTTTAACTTTATTAATTTCTTCGTAAAGAGAAGAGCTAGTGCCTTGTTCATAGCTTTTAATTTGTGATATAGCATTTTCTAGCTTTTTATTTAATTGTTGGATTTGAGATTCATACATTTTTGAAATTTTTTCTTGCATTTTGAGTGAAGATTGTTTTTCCAGTTCTATTTCATTATCTAAACTTTCAATCTCTTTTTTAAAGTCACTTTCGATTTTTCTATAAGCATCATCGCTTGTCAAATTAGTAACAACTTTTCTGCCTTCTCTCAAAGTTTCGCTACCAATTTTAATCATTAGATAGTTTTCTTCTGGGGAGAATGTATTAATTATATCAGGCAAATTTTTATCACTTGGTATAGTTATTTGTACAAGTTTAATAGACATTATATAGTATAATAATTAGTTTTTATATAGTTTCAAAAAAACAAGTTGAAGATTCATGAACTCATAAGATTTTGCCAATTTTAACAAAACTATTTAATAATTATTTGAAATATTAATAAAATCTTTGTTATATTTATATAATGAAAATAGAAAATATTTATCTTTTGTTAATTATTCTAATGTTATTTTTATTTTTTAAGAAAATTTTAGCAGTAATAATTGACTTAGCATATCCAACATATAAACCTCCACCAACAGGAATATGGGCAGATATGGTTTATGTTAGAGATAGTATTACATTTCTTTCAGCATTTTATATTTTAGCTTTATTAATTCTAATGGGTAAAAATACTAATACATTTATAACTACACTATTAGTATTGCTTTTTGTTTATGATATTTTATATTTTTTACTTGATTGGGGTTATATATTTTTATTTATTGAAAAAACACCACATATAGAACATTTAGTACATTTAGCTGATAATTATTTAAATTCTGGTATGAATATAATAATAGGAATCGGTGTTTTTTATGCTTTAATATTTATTTTTTACAACAGACAATAAAAATTTAAGTGAATATCTTAAGTTGAAAGAGAATAAAATCTAAATTAAAAAGAGTAAGATACAATTAAATATGTTAATTATAAATAATTTTTTAACGTTTTCCTCCCGGTAGAAAGTTTCTTATGATTTTTTCAGTTCTGTTATAAGTTCCTTTAATTATATTTTCATACCTAATTATTATATTATGGTTTATTAGAGATTTTGCTGATAAAAAATATATGTAAAAAAGTTATATATTAGCACAATCATAAAATACAATATATCCTTTAAAAATTTAAATAAAATCAACTAATAAATATATGTCATATGTTTATTTATTAGTTTCAACAAATGGTAATACTTATGTAGGTGCAACTATAGATTTAGAACGTCGTCTTAGACAACACAATAAGGAAATTAAAGGCGGAGCTCACGCAACTGGTATAAAAGTCTCACAGGGCGAAATATGGACAAGAGCGACACATGTGTCCGGGTTTCCAGATTGGCAGGCAACACTACAATTTGAATGGAGATGGAAACATTTATCTAGAAAATATCCAGTTAAGATGAACCCATTAGAGAGAAGAATGTCGGCATTGAAGGATTTAATAAATTTGCCACAATCAACATCTAAAGCCAAACCATATTCGGAGTGGCCGACACCTCCTGAAGTTCATTTGGAAAGTGATGATGCAAAAAAATATGAAAATATGTTTAATAAAACAGCTTAAAGAAAGCTATCCAAAATTATATAATGGACGATATTTTAAAGCAAATTACTAATTTGAAGAAACAAAATGATGGCATGGAATCTGCTTTCAAAAATAAAGGTATAAATTTTACAAGGCTTAGCATCGATAATGTAGACCCTGAAACTGAACTTACATTTGTAAAGGATTATAATAATTATCTAAAGAGTATTTCGGCAGCTAATAGACCACCTCCACAGGAAAAATCCGTAAAACAGGAAGTTCTAAAAAAAAAGGAGAAGATTGAAGAAGATGATGATCAAGATGAATTACCAAAGGAAGTAAAACCTGTTTATTCTACTATTACCAATATGGAGGATATTAAACGCGCTTTTTTTTGTAAGGATTATGAAACATTTCAACAGCTTGTTAGGCAGCAACCATTTAAGTATTATAAAGCAAATTATAAATATGCAGAAGATAATACAGGTCGTCCAGCATTTGTAGCAAAGAATCTGCTACGTGGGTTTGTTCAAAGCTTAGACGATTATCGTAAGTATTTAATGGTATGTTTCAGATGTATTTCTCATGTAGATATTGATAATGTTACACATTATAGATATCTTTCTTATTGGATTGTTAATTCCAATGATGAACTTAACTCTATATTAGGTTCATTATATGATGATTTTGATTTTATTTCACTAGAAGAACCTGAAAGAATTGTTAGAATGCTACGAAGAATGGAGAAAAATGAAGATGAAAATGATGATGCCTTAGTTGGTGAAGTTTATTTGCATTAAAAATATTTATTTTTTAAGTAAATCAGTCATAAGTTTTAGCTCATC